TTTGCAAGAATGTGAAACAAAAATGTGTCTTTCCCCATTAGAATCTTTGAGCCTACTATTCACAGCATTGACTCGATCTCTTATTGCTGGGTGTTTATGTTTAACCTTAACTTTAAATCCAGCGTTTTGTAAAATAGATAAATCAGTTCTCCCACCAGCAGATGTTTTTCTTTGTTTAGATGCTGGGTCAGGATATATAAATATTTGCATTTTAGTTCCATAACGATCTCTAAGTTCTTGCACCATTTCATCAGTATTACTTCCATAAATAATAACTTCATCTACAAAATAAACTTTATCTTTTTCTATTTGCCCAACACAAGCTGACATTGGGTCAACATTGAAGTCCATTCCAATATGTAAAGGTTTCTCCCAATCTATCTCTCGCTTGACAACATTATCTACAGGGTGGAAGTTATAATAAACACTACCAGCATAGTTCTCAAATGTACCCTCAAACTCTTGTCTAAAAGTTCTAATATCAATATCTTGTTTAGCTTGTTCTATTTCCTCAGCAGATACCATACCACCTTGAATAGTGGTGTATTGAAAAGACTCCCAATCGTTATCTTGCTTACCTTTTAAATATAATTCATAAGACCAATTACCATATCCCTTTGGTGTTCCACAAAATAGTACATGGCCTAATCTGTCAGATATACTTGCTCTCAAGACCTCGTACCAAGTTCGTTTATCTATATCTGCAAACTCATCTAAGATTAAAAAGTCTAATCCTGTACCTCTAAGTGAATCATAATTATCAGCACCCTTTAATGAGATTGTACTATTCGATTGTCTTATCGTAATAGTCATTGTTGTTTCGTTTATATCCTCAATCCAATTAAACTGATTAAGCATTTCTTTGAGTGTTCCCCAGACAATCTCTTTAGCCATTTTAAATGTAGGTGCTACATACCAGATTCTTCTATTTGGCTGACACGCATATTTCATCATTTCAGTTACAGCTAAATAAGTTTTACCAAATCTACGACCTGATATTAAAACTCTAAACCTTGATTTACTTGATGATACTTTAAGTTGTGGTTTTGTCAGAGTTATTTTCATTACAAAAGTAAGATATGTATAATTTTTCCTCGTTAAATTTTTCTTTAAATTCGTTAGTTACTCTAATTGTGACTGATGCACCAGCCTTAGTGCAATCTGTCCAAGTGTCAAATTTTATAGGGTGTACTGCTGGTGTGTTACAGAATCCTGTTATGGCAGAGCAGATAGTATAAGCTAAAACGAATTTCATTTGTCAGATACTATCTTTTTAATTGACTTACTTCCATCTATATTTTCTTCTAATTCAGCTTGTACTTTGCCACACTTATATTCAATGTTATCTCCTGTGTTTGTTCTTTCAGCAAGTCTTTTACCTTTTAAACAATCTGACATTTTATTTTGGATTCTATGCTCTTGTAGTTCTCCAGCCACAAACATACACAAAGCAACTACACTACTAATGATTGTTTCCATTTGCAAAATCCCTTTGTTTATCTTTTAACTTTTCAACATCTCTTTGTAGCTTTTCAACCTGATCTTTAAGAAACTCAATATTAACTTTATTAGTCATATTTTGTTCTTGAGTAGTTTCTAATTTTTCTACAGTTTTATATAAATCCTCAATTAACATAAACTGTTCTTGGTCTATAGGTTTTTGTGTACTTGCTTCTAATAAATCTTGTTCAAATAATTGATTTTTAGTTTCTAAATTATTAACTCTTTCTATTACACCAAAGTAAGCCCAAACTCCTACTGCAACTGTGCCTATAATTGCAATTAAATTTCTTAATGGTAATGCAACAGATGTGTTCTCAGATATTTTCATAGTGGTTTCATACAAAGTGCTAAAAATACAAATCCTAAAATCAATACTCCTGTAAAATAATAATTCATAATCCTACCCATATTATTTAGCAACCTTGCCTTTGTTAATACCTTTTTTAATTACATACTGTTGAGTGCCATTTGCACCATGATTTACTTCTTGTTTTAAATTCTTAAATATATTCATTTCCTTTAGCTTCTTCTCAGCGTGTTTCTTAAACGATTCTAAAACTTTAGTATCTCTCATTTCTTTTTCTTTTTCTTTTTAAGTCTAGGGTCATCAGATATAAACCTATCAAATAAATAACCCATAAAGTTATCTACCATTCCAAAGACTCTGTAAATTATATTATCAATCATACTTTGAATCCTTTTTGCCATGCTCTGATACTCCAATATGCTGGAGATAGAGTCTTTTGGCCTCTTACCTTTTTAAGAACTCCACCCATACGAGCCATGAATGATCTTTTCCTTGCTGGAATATGTTTCTTTATAGACATTTCTTTAGAGCCAAAATTAACCTTTTTAACTCTCCCAGATGATTTGTCTTTTACAAATACTTTAAATTTCTTAACATCTCCACGCATGGGTTTGTTAAGTTTAACAGTTTTATTTTTGTATTTAGCCATATGGCATAAATATCACAAAACTATCTCTTAAAATACCTTTTTCTCCATTCGTGGCAAACATAAGTATCTTTAACTCCCTTAGCACCCCACCTACCACAGAATGATCTTTTGTTAGAGTATAATCCACAATCTCCACATGAAGCACCCTTTAATGCTTTAGTAAATGATTGTGGTAGAGAATAATCTATGATCTCTCCACTAGGATAAAAGTTACTTCGTTTCTGTTCCATTCTCTACTAACTTTCTTAAATCTTTTGCTATTGCTAATGCTTTGTTTAATTTTCGTAAAGCAATATCTCTTTGAATCTTTACTTGCTCTAACTCAGATTTTAACTGTGATTTTTCTTCTCTTAATTTTAAAAATGTATTCTCTCCGATTAGTTCACTCATATTATCTTCCTTGTCCTTTATATCGTTTTTGTTTTTGTTGTCGTTTTTCTTGTTTGTTTTTATTTTTCTTATGTTTTCCAGCACCTCGTTTTGGTGGTTTATCTCTTGGTATGAAGTGCGTGAATTTTTGTTTAGCCATCTACATCTTCTGCTTTAGCATCTATAACCAATGGTAAAGGCTCGTTAATGTTTTCAGTTTGAGTTCTATCTTTCATTCCTAGATAGTTTTTACTTAACCAAATCTGCATATGGGTATTATCTTTTTTAACTGCCTTATCCCACATCTTCTTTCTTAAACTAGCTTTACCTTTTTCTTTAAACTGTTCTATAATATCTGCATAATTTCTTTTGAGTGTTTTAGCTGATATATTTAACACACTTGCTATTTCATAGTCAGGACAGCCAATAGAGGCTAAATTCTTTAGGATTTCTATATCGACCACTATTCTAGGTCTTCCAGCACCCTGTCTTTTTTCTGTCTTATTTGCCTTAATTTTGTCCATTTTCTAACTCTGCCTTTTTCCCTGTAAAATTTTCCCATCTTTTAATAATAACATCACAATATTTAGGGTCTAATTCCATACCATAACATATTCTATCCATTTTTTCACAAGCAATTATAGTGCTACCAGAACCTAAAAATCCATCATAAACAGTTTTTTTATCTTTTTGATCTTCTAGTGCCATAGTAATTAATTCAACAGGCTTCATAGTGGGATGTAATGTATTTTTTTTTCTTTTAAGATTCCAGACATCTCCTCTTAATGTTTTTTGACCACCAAAATCTCCATAATAATAAATAATTTCATGTTGTTTAAAATATTTATCTAAATGTTGTGCTGGATTAACTTTATCCCATATAATCATCGCTTTAGGTTTTCTAGCTATTTTAATCATAGCTTCTCTGAATAAATGAGCATACTGCCAACTACAACAAACATACATAGTTTCACAACCCAATAAAGAAGAAGTTAAAAAATCTACAAAAGACTCATCGTCCATTTTATCGTTTTTAATTTTTCTTTTATCTTTAACTCCTTGATAATCTATGTTGTAGGGTGGGTCAGTAAAAACCATATCTATTTTTTCTTTCTTAGTAAGTAAATCTATATTATCAATAAAAGTGCAATCTCCACACATAACTCTATGATTACCAAGTTTCCAAATATTTCCTAATTTAGTTATAGGTTCTTCAGGTGCTTCAGGCACTTCATCTTCATCAGTTAAACCTTGTTTTTCCTCAAATAACATATCGTTTAGCTGATCTTCATTAAAACCTAATAAATCTAATTTAAAGTCTTTAGCTTCTAGTTCTTTTATTTCCATTTTAAGTAATTCGCTATCCCACTCAGATTCTTCAGCAGTTCTATTATCAGCAATTCTATATGCGTTTATCTGTTCAGGTGTAAGATTATCAGCAATAGTTATTGGTACTTCTTTTAGGCCCAATTTTTTAGATGCTCGGTATCTAGTATGGCCCACAACAATAATTCTATCTTTATCAACTACTATAGGCTGTCTAAAACCATATTCTTTTAAAGACATAGCAACCTTTTCTATAGCTGAGTCTTTTAATTTTCTCGGATTGTTCTCATAAGGTTTTATAGTGTTTATATCGGCTGTTTCTATTTTCATATTATCCTCTTAATAATTTAGTTAATAGTATCCATAATCTTGGGTTTTGTTTAAATATCTTAGTAAAGCCATTTCCTATCTCTATTGCCATTGGTTCTTCTCCCATAGTTCTAAATTTAATTTTAGATAAATGTGCAATTAAATGGAATATCTCGTGAATTATTGTGTTAAAGAGTCTTTTGCCTTTTATTCTGCTATCCAACACGATTATTTTCTTCTCGGTTTCGTAATATCCATCAAGATTTTTAAGTGGTCTAAAATGCACCTTAATTT